GAAGGGAATAGTAAACGATTAGGATTTTTTTATCCGATGGCGTCGTTTGCGCCTGCGATTGAATGTTACTTACCATGCTTATAATCAGAATTAATAATAATAAAAATCTTGTCTATATCATATTTTACGTTCTAAAGAAGGCGCAAAAATAAGCATGTAACCGAAATGACAGGTTTTCTCTAAGGTTCAAATAATTTTGCTGAAAGGTTCAGTGACATTCAAATTATCACATAGAGAGATTTTGACGATGCGGTTTTGGTAGGCATGTTAGTACTCTTTGTGAGTACTGATTGTATTAGTGATTTTGGACATTGATAAAAAAATATCAATAAAAAATATTTATTTTGCTGATATATAGGGATATGCTTGTTGTTGGGTTGTTGTTGTTTTTTGGGTTATTTTCCGATACAGAATGTGAAGAAATGCACTTAAAAGGCTGAAATATAAATTAATAACACACATCAAAAAGGTGACGAGTCACAAACCAGTCACAAAAATGACAAAAAACCATCTTTTTTATCAAATTTTGGTGTTTTAGGCGGGCTTTCACGCTATGGCTTTTGCTGTGATTATTGCTTCTCAAAAACAAGCATTTTTATTTTATAGCATCGCGCACAATACAAAGTTTTTCATAAAATGCCTGTTCGGCCTCTTTGCTCATCTTTGCCCGCATGTAGTCACGGCAAGCCCTAACCACTTTCATAAACAATTCCGTTTACTGTTCTCATGGCATTTAATCTTTGTATCCAACGGATTCTTTGATAAGGCACAAATAAAACTCCATGTGATTCATTAATGTGTCTATGTCCTCTACACACTCTGCTCCGATAAAGTCATTGCCGTAAAGATAGATTTTTAAAACACGGAATAATTGAATCAATCTATGCAAAGGGCTTTCGTATTCAATGTGACTTGCTGACAATGCCCGCCTGATTGCATCATCAGGGAAACTGCTAATTGAATCTGTTACTCTCTCCGATACCACTTGTACCGCTCTCTCTCTTTGAGGGTTTATAGCCGCCTCATGGCTTTCTTGATACTCAGTCATAATAAATTGTTTTTAATTAAAATAACGTGCCTGTCCTGCTGACTAAGTATCTTTTTTGGATAAACTTGTATCGGCCATTACAACCGATACACAGGGGTACACGTTACAAAATTCTTTTACCACAAAACAACAGGCATAAAAAAAGCCCTTTAATCGGGCAACCTGCCCAAAAATATACTTAGTCACCGGCAAAGATACACCTTTTTTTGATATACAAGCGATGATGCGATTTTTTTTGTTTCTTTGCAGTGTGAAATACAAAAAAGCATTATGGAACTGCAACCGATACAAAATAAGATATACGAGATAAGAGGCTACAAAGTGATGTTAGACTTTGATTTAGCCGAGATGTACGGAATAGAAACATCCCAATTAAAACGGCAGGTAAGACGTAATATTGAACGTTTTGAGGGCGATGATTTTATGTTTACGTTATCAATACGAGAATCTAATGAGCTGAAAGACAATATAAGATGCCAAAATGGCATCTTAGAAAAGTCGTGGTTTCGCTACCCGCCTTTTGCATTCACGGAATTAGGCGTGGCAATGCTTAGCAGTGTATTAAATTCAGATACAGCAATTAAGGCAAATCGCATCATTATGCGTGCTTTTGTGGCGATGCGTCAACTCATACTTAATCCACCTATCAATGAAGTAAAGGAGCTTCAAAATGAAGTCCTGGAATTGAAGGAATACATTGAAAACGTTTTTACTGACCAAAACGACATAAACGAAGACACAAGGATGCAACTTGAACTTCTCAATGAATCACTGGCAGAGTTACAAGTTAAACACAAGGGATTTATAACCGACGATTCACGCATTAGAGTAGGTTTTACCTCTCCGCAATACAGGCAGCCGGATAGTGAATAATAATCGAAATGTAAAGTTTTAACCGCTGTCGCTTTCCTGCATCAAACATTCATTAACAGCATCAAATTGACGTTTGTACACTTTGTTGTACTTCAATTCAATGATTGCCTTGTCTGCAATATGACGTACTGTGTTACGGTCACGACCTATCAAGCGACCAATAATGATGTTTTTCCTTTTGATACGTGATTTCAAAACCGAATGATTCAGATAGTACACAAAAAGCATATGTGCATACACAAGTTCTTTTTTACGGCTTCTGCCTGTTATCTGCTCCTGTGTTATACCTGTTGCGCTGCGTATTGCTTCAAATATTTCTTGTGCTGTCATATCTATTCTTTTGCATCAATGTTACGTCGGTATCAAAAAAAGAGGGTTGGTGGCAAGCCAACCCCCCAAGTAAGACAAATTCACCAACTACATCAAAACTGCACGGCTGGCTATTTCGCTAACATCGTCCTCGTCAATGTAGTTTTCAAGTGGATACATCTTTGCTTTTATTTCATCCACCTTGCGCCTCAATTCATGCAATTTTACGCTGTCCAAATTGTAATAATACTGTCGGCCAGCGTCTAAAACAGGCGTTACATCGCCATAATTTTCAATCAAGTACATCTCATACTCTTTCACATCCAATTTTGCCTTACGCAGTTCACCCCGTAGAATTTCCAGATACCTGTCATTTTCTGCCTTGCGAGCTTCTCTCGCTCTTAATTTACTTAAATCCATAATTAATTAATTTTGTGCCGCTTTTACACGGCGGTTATAAAATATTTTAAAAAAACACAATCACTTTAATTCATCTTCCAAAAATCACCGTTATCTTTCATAAAATACGGCAGCGTGCCGCGCTGTTCGGCTTCTTTGATGCGGTCGGCATTGTCGGCAACCCATTTTTTGAAGTTGTCGGGCACGTCCTTAACTTCGTTCACGCTTGTTTCGCTGTCGTTCCAAAACTCTTCTTCGGTATTGAGGATAGAGATTTGGTAGCATCTGCAGTTGGGATGCCAGCCGACAAATAGAAAATATTTAGGGTATTTGCCTGCGAGAGATTCACACACAGGACAGTCGTAGTGGCGGCCTGAACGTTTGATTTCAAAGCCTACGACAAAATCAAGTTGCTGCCATCGTTCGTTGTCGGCTGTGCGATAGGCAATGTTTATCTCTGTTCTGGCAAGACGCAAGGCATTTTTATAGCTTGAGCGGTAAACGCCCTGTCCTGGATGGTAGGCACGTGCCGCCTTTGACAATTGCAAGACGCCGTATTTATCACGTACACGCCTGAATAGTTTATCAGGCTCATTCAGATACTTTTTAATTCTGCCTGCAATCTGAGCAGCACTTAATCCATTTTCAATTCCGGCAGAAATTGCATATTCAAGCTCTCTCAAATAGTCGCCTGATTGATTCCATATCTTAGCCGACAGATTCAGCCCTTTATCTTTCCTGTTTATGAATGCTTTGAGAGCAGCATTGTTGTAGTTGAAGTACTTTTGATACGCTTTATCCGCTGCATTTACTCCGTAATACATCAAAGCAGACTTAACAAGGTCATCATTGAACTTATTAGAGTTGTTCCATTCGGCTGTAATGGATTTTACCAATATTGCCCCCATAGCCACATAAAACGCATTTCTTAGCTTTTTGACTGCGGCCTTTGTTTCTGGATAGTCAGAGAAAGAAAACGGCTTGTTGCCGTCGTATGACGTTCTCAGAGCAATAGCGGCAGCTTCTTTGTTGTAAGTGTCGAATACTCCGTCAATAAGTGAAACATACTGCTCTGTTCGACTGTTAAGTTCTTTGTATGCCTTACGTGCGTTTGGTAGATTTCGTCGTTTCATTGTCGTTGTCCTCCTCTTTACTTGATTCAACCATAAGGTCATAAAAAAAATTCAGTTGCCTCTTTGAGTATAGTGCCGGTATTTTCAGCGTGTCAAGAATGCCACATTTCAGGGCTTCCTGTAATAATTTTTCCGTTTCTTTGTCAATTCGTATTTTCATATCTTTGTTAATTAGTTGTTGTTTTATCAAAAAAAATCCCTCATCAACTGTTCATCACTCACATACCCGTAATCACGCTGCTCTACGGCTCCTGTAATCGCATCACAAGCGTCATCGTGTGCATTCGTTCCAACCTTCAAATAACCCAAAACAGCCGTAGCAAATTCGGGAAACAACCTGATCCATCCCGCAGGCATAAACGTCAAATTTTGCACCGCAGCCGAATGTGAAAATATACGCACATCCTTGTTTACTGTTTGATGAAACCATCTGAAAGACGTTTTATAGTTCTTCATCAAACGACACTGATTTTCAACCACACGAGCAAAACCACGCCCCCCATTGTTCGATTCAACGACACATTCACGCACTCCATGCTTTGTAAGCATCCTTGCAAGCGCAGGCTCTGTATATTCCATCGGCCTCTGCGTGTACATCACGTCAATGACATAGTTGCCTGTTTCCGTATCGTCATAAACTATCGCACACAAATAGTCTTTACCTGTATCCGCCGTATCCACGTATGCCTTTCTGATGCAATTCCTGAAAGCAGGCATCATATCATATTCCTTAAACCCCATATCGTACATAAGTCCTTCGCTTGGTTTGGGGTCTTGCTGATACAGCAAGTTAAATACATGCGGATTCTTCGCCCTGATAGCCTGTAACTTTTCAAGCGAATGTCTGCCCGGCCAAAGAGCCTCGCCATCATTCCTTGTGTCGTATTCAGTCGGTGCACCCTCTTTAATCGCCCGATATACTACAACAACCCATCCGTCAGGGTTTTCTTCCGCATCATAAACGCCTTGCTGCCTCAACAGCGTACCAGCCAAATCATCCTCATGCCATCTTGTAAATACAATCAGTTGCTTGCTGTCGTTGTGCAAACGTGTTTCCGCTACCGTATCATACCAGTCTGCAATAGATTCACGCACCACCGGCGACCAAGCCGTTTTAGCATCCTTGTAAATATCATCCATAATCAGTACGTCCGCCGGATCGCCAGTCAAAGCACCGCCAACGCCAACCGTTTTGAAACCGCCGCGCCGCCCGACAATCTCGCATTCGTCAGCATTTCGTAACCATGCGCCGGCAACAGTCGTAACGTTGCTTTCATTCAGGTGCGTATCAGGAAATATAGTCCTGTACTCTTCCGTATCAATAACACGCTGTATTTCTCTGTTGAATTTACGCGCCTTTGTTGCGCTGTATGATACAATCACTGTTTTTGTATCAGGATTTAATCCCAGTATGAACGCCGGTAACCGCCTTGTGCTGCCCTCGCTCTTTCCATGTTGCGGAGGCATAAATACCATCAGCTTATTGATTTTCCCATGTGCAAAATCGGTTAGTATGGAATAATAACGTTTATGGAAATCTTCCGGCCTGAAAGTTGGCATCGTTGAATAAGTGAATTGCAGCAAGTGCGTGCGGCTTTCCCTAATCAATCGCTCATGAATCGCAGCCATGTATGTATTCTTGTCTATTTGCATCACTTACCAAGTTTTCTTTCAATTTCAGCAATACGTGTGTCTAATTCGTCATCAGACAATTCAGCAAACAGGTCTTTCCCGTCCTTTCCTGTTAGCTCGTTTCTTACCGGCGCATTGAATCCAAGCATATCATTTATAAGGTCAATGCTTTTCAGCTTATCGTACAACTCGATTTTCACATATTCCACATCTACAATATCAGGCTCATCATTCGTGCCCATATTCCTTTTCACAATCTTTGTTGAAATATTTTTGATACACGCCTTTTGGTCGTCCGTAAGCCTTTCAAACTCCGTTCTCTCCAACCATGTATTGTGAAGATTAGCAATCGAAGAAAACGCTATTTTTTCAAGCTCCCTTATTACCCGCAATGCCGATATTTCTGCCGTTTCAGCGATATTATCTTTTAGATGCTTAATGCGTTCTTGAATCTCAACATTTCTCAACAATCTACCACCTGAAGAATATGCCGTTTTTTCACTATATCCCGCATTTACAGCAGCTTTTGTGGCGTTTAGCGACAAAACGTATTCTTGGCAAAATCTCTCTTCTTTTGCTGTCAGTTTTTTTATTTTTGCTTCCATTCTTTTGATTTTTATTAATAATATGCCTACTTGTAATATAAGTATATTTTCAACGCCGTGTAAATGTTTCCATTTTTGGCAACACCCTATCTTGCATATTTTGCCACGTTGTAAACAGCTATTTCAAGTTCCTGCATCAAGTCGTTTTTGTTTCCATTTTTGGCAACAAGCATTTTGTTTAAGTCGGATTTTAACTTTGTATAGTCTGACCTACTGTTAAATTTCTTTTGTGCTTTTAATTCATTCACAAACTCATCAATTACACCTTGTCCCGATTGCTGCAACAAGTGAGTAAACAAAGTCTCTTTTGCTACTTTTAGCGTTGCTATATCATCTATCATAAAATTTCTATTCTTTAATTTCTGTATGTCTATAAATTCATCATGCCAACGCCGTACTATTGACTGATAAAAAACCTCATTGTATAATGTCTGTGCCGTTACATCCGCTTTTAACTGCTTGTTTACGCGATTCAATATCCTTAATTCATACCTGAAAATGTTAGCGTCCTGCAATGATTCATGTACTGCCATCCCTCTTTTACGCGCCTCTATCCCTTTGTCATAAAATATTATTTGTCGTTGGTGGTTGTTGTAATATAGCGTGTCAGGAGTGGATTGAAACCTTTCAAAATGTGGTTTTGTTCCCAAAAATTGGTAATATTCACGCGGCGTACGCTTGGTTGGTATAATAGTGGAAACATCCAATCGTGTAACCTTTGCGCTTCTTATGTCGGTGTGCAAACAATCGCTTATCTTCTCTATCGCGCTCTGCGTTGCACGTCTCGTTAATGTACCCACATTCCCACATTCAAAAAACGACTTTGCCAAACTGCCTTTTAACCGGATGCCTCGCTCATATACAAATACAGCATAATTCAAACATTTACCAATACAACTGTATCCGCGCTCATTTTGCAACTCCGTTTTTTCCGTCAAATAGGGTAATATGTCAAATGGATTGACACCTGACATATTGACCCTGTCCAACCAAAGATCTATTGTATCAAACATAATATTATTTTTACTGCTTGTTTCTATTTTTGGAAACATTTACGACATACTTGTAAAGGTAAATTGCTTTTTTTTCTCAGTACTGAAATATCGGTTTTGCCGACCCTCTTAATGCTGCCAAAACGTCATCAAATTTTCCATCTGCATATTGTTTGGCCATGCTTTGAATAGAGTACCGCCCATTTGTCGCGATAATAATTTCAAGTATTGAAAAATCCGGTTTTGCAATAAACAGAAATCCATCGTTGCGATATTCATAAAACGGATTAGGACGTTCTACCTGTTTGACTGTGCCGTTTGTGTTTTTTATCCGTTTTGGTTTGAAATATTTTGCATCTGCCGGATTGCCATAAGCTACTATATTTTCAGTATCAAAATCCAGCATGTAAATACTGCTGAAGTTCCCAAAACTGCATTGAAGCCATACGTCAGATCGCCGCAAGTCTGTGCTTTTTATAACTCCGTCCGTTTCGATGAGGTTAAAATAAATCATTCCCTTTTTGTTTTTTACTGCTTCCATAGGTGCGTAATATCCTGATTGTGCCGTTACGTCCAGTCTCGGTATTTTTGCATCCACTTTTATTCCGTTCCTTGCTTTTTCCTCTTTTGGCAATTGTTCCAGTTTTAAATAAATGTAATTGCTCATACCGCTACCCCCTTCTGTTACCGATTGCCGTTTTGGCAACCTTTCCGGTTACAATACGGGTTGCCACCTCTGTTTTCAACTCCTCTGCTGTTCCAACGCGATGCTGTAACATCCATGCGTTTAACTCGTCTCTGTCAAAGAAAACATTTTTACAACCGTTTGCCTTGTAATACGGTATTTCCTTTGCACAAATCTTTTTGTAAATGCGTGATTTACTTAACCCTGTCAGCATCGCACAGTCGGGAACTGTCAATACTTTTTTTGCAGCCAGTAGCGTGTACTGCTTTATTTGCTGCAATTCGTTTTTAATATCCGATTGCTCCATAATTCTATTGTTTTATGGATTATGGCCGGCAGGGGGTAGGTGTAAGACATTCCCAACCGTGCCTTTGGTTTATGTAACGGCGGCTTACACTCCCCCGCTTCAAAAACCACTGCAAAGGTAAATAAAGGAATAATAAGAACAGCGACTAATACGCTGTTTTTCTGCAAATTGTCCATTTATCGTACTAATGCTGCAATTTTACGGCAAAGTAAGGTGTGTTTTTGGTCAATTCGTTTTTAATTCCCTGATTTTATTGCTTTTAAACTATTTAATATTTCTGATATAATATAATATTCAAAATGTAATCCATTAACTGATATTCTATGTTTTTTTATAATCCCCTCACGTGTCCATCTTGCAATTGTTCTTTTAGACAATTTAATCAAAGGATAAAAATACTTTTTTGGTATCATTTCATTCATACATTCATCATAATTTTTGAAATTGTGTTTTTTTGGTAAAGTTGATTCCATAACATTGTGCCATTTATACCAAATTCTATCTCCGTATTTTTCAATCATTATCTTTAGTTTTTTAAACATGTATCTGTTGTTTGGGTGTTTACTTACATCGTTAATATATTTTTCAATGTTTTGTATTGCAAAATAGATTGAATATTTAGTTCGTGGCTTTTTTGTTCCGTTCAACCTTTCTAACGATTGTATAAAACTTATCCTTTCAATACAATTATCTACGGTTTCACTTTTAGAAAGTATCCGTAATATATCATCTTTGTTTATCCAAGCGTCTAACATGCTGCATTTTTTTAATCTGTTAAACCATCCAATTTACCTACAATCATTTTACTCATTAATACTCGGAATAAGGTTTACCGCTTCCTGTTTCTTTTTGTCCAATATTTTGGCATAAATCTGTGTTGTAGACAGCTCCTTGTGTCCTAACAGTTTTGATACTGTGTATATTTCAGCTCCTAAATCCAACATGATAACGGCAAATGTGTGCCGCCCCGCGTGAAATGTCAAATCCTTTGTAATACCTGACAGCATCGCCCAACGCCTCAACTCTAACAACGTTTGGGAATTGTAATTAAATCCGGCAAATACCCGGTCTGTGTTTTTTCTTCTTTCTCCCAAATATACGCCTGCCTGCTCGTTTATATCCAAATACTCCTGTCCGCCTGTTTTTTTCTGTTTGAATACGATTCTTGTCTGTTCGCCCATCTTTTGCACTTCCCCCCAAGTCATTTTTTCTATATCGCTTTTCCTGATCCCTGTCAAACAACTAAACAGAAACGCACGCTTTAATACAGGGTATTTACAGTCCGTTTTAGCCATTTTCTTAACCTCATCAAAGGTAAGGTAGGTTCTTTCCGTTTCTTCAACCTTAAAGCCTGAAACGCCACGTAGCGGGTTGGTCGGTATTATTCTATCCTCAAACGCTTTGTTAATACACGCTCTCAATTTATTAAAATAGGACACTTTGGAATTTTGGGATAGCGGTTTAGCCTCTGCCAAATCGTTGTTTCTTCTCTTGTAGGCATCTTTGGCAGCGTTATCCAAATAATCCTTAAAGCCGTCTATCCAGTCGGTAGTAACGTCCTTAAATGTGGTTTTGTCGGTGCAATACCTTTCAAGGTGTTTCAGGCAACTGTACCAATTGCCCCAATTGCCGCGACTTTCAGGGTTGCCCTGCCTTTCTTCACACATCTTTCTGTAATAAGCAAGAAATGAAGCATCCATTTTGAACTGACTTACAAATCCATACTCGCCGTTTTGCAACTCTATTTGTCGTTTGGCTTTTATGGCTTGTGCTGTCGCCAGTGTTTGGCGGTTTTGTTCTTTGTCGATTGGCGTTTTTGCCGGAACTAAATATAATCTCAAATATTCATACTCGCGCTTTCCATCTCTATAAATATCCAAAAACAAACTCTTATTCCCATCGGCTAATGCCTTTTCTCTTAACCTTACCGGCTCTTTTTGTACCCTTTTTTTGTCGTTTTTCTTTGCTGCCATATCCTTTGTCATTTTTGTTTCTCGTTTTTTTGCCTGTTAATTCATTTATACATAATGTTTTATAACCATATTTTTCCGTTAAATATTAGTCATTTTTGTTTCTCGTATATTGACGAGACACAAACCAGGCACAAAAATACAACAAAAAAAGAATAAACAAAGGAAAAGAAAGAAAATATTTGCCAAATATCCTCTTTCTTTCAAATCGCTATAAATAACGTGTTTTAGTGTCTTTTTTCAGGCTCTTTTTTGCCGTTGTTTTCTTGTCAAAAATCAGGCTTCACTTTCCGATACAGAATTTTGAAAAAATATTGCCGAGAATATCATCTGAGGTGATTTCGCCGGTAATTTCGCCAAGGTAATGGGTACATTCGCGGATGTCTTGGGACAGGAAGTCGCCGGACAGGTTGTTTTGCAGACTTTCAATAACGTTTTTGATGGCCGACAAGGCTTTACTAAGGGCTTCGTAATGGCGGATGTTGGTGACAATCACATCGTTTGCTTTGCATGACGGAAACTGAATAAAATCAAGAATGGTACTTTTTATCTGCTCAATATCGGCAGGGTCTTTGCATGAGATATGGATTGGCCATACATTGTCGGATATTTGAATCGGGCTTCGGTGTGCTATATCATTTTTTGTTCCGATTATCAGGAAAGGTTTTTGAAATTTTTGCAGCCATTGGCAGGTTGCAGTCAGATCATTCGGATCATCCTCGACTGTCAAATCAAACAGATAAAGGATGATTGCCGCTTTCTCTGCTTTTTCAAAGGTACGTTGTATGCCCAGCGCCTCAATGCGGTCGTTGGTATGTTGGCGGATTCCGGCGGTGTCGATAAATCGAAATAACTGTCCTCCGATGGTTAAGGTTTCTTCGATGGTATCGCGGGTTGTGCCGGGTATATCGGAAACAATGGCGCGATCTTCATTCAGTAATGCATTGAGTAAGGTTGATTTACCTGTATTCGGTTTGCCGATAATGGCTACGGGGATGCCGTTTTTGATGACATTGCCAACATTAAAAGAATCGGTCAGGCAGGAAACCTTCCGGTGTATGCTTTCGGCTAATGTCAACAGTTGTGTGCGGTCGGCAAATTCGACTTCTTCTTCTGCAAAGTCAAGTTCCAGTTCTATCAGCGACGTAAAATCAAGCAACTGCGTGCGAAGCTGCTTCAGTTCGTCGGAAAATCCTC